CTAGCCGTAAACGTAGTCGCGCCGCCCGGAAACATCGGGAATGTCGGGCTATAGTTCGTTTGCTTTCCCATGAAAGCCTCCTAGTTAAGCTGTGCGCGTAAATACGTAAGCCGTGGGGCTAGAGAACATCAGCGTGTAACGAGCAAGGCCAGTAGCGCCAGAAGCAACAGTCAAGTCGCCAAACGAGCCAGCAGTATCAGCAGCGGCAGTCGACAGGATTGCATTGGTGTTGACAGCGATAGTTACGGTGTTTGCACCGCCAGTGTTGTCAATGTACAAATCCAAAACAGTGCCTTTGACGGCGCCAATCTCTGCACCTAAAGCTGTGCCAGTTGGCAGCGTAATGGTTGTTGCGGCTGCTGAAGTAGAAGTGATGTAACCAGTTGCAACTGCTGCGGCAGAAGCTGTGCCGGTTGCGTTAATAGCTGATGTAGCGGAGTGTGTAGTCACTCCTGCGCCGTCGATGTTCCCGATAAAACCGTTTTGGGATACAACTGGGCCAGAAAAGGTGGACTTAGCCATTAAATTTTCCTCTCATGCGAGAATTTGTAGTGTTGTAGTCTGCATGACGTCAGCCGGGACTGTCCACAACACCGGGAACCCCGGAATGCCTCCTTTTTACGCCGGTTTGCGGGCCGTGTCAAGAGAGTTTTTCTTTCTCGCAGCTAACATTTTTGCCTTCCATTCTGGGTTGGCCCACAGCGCTTTGGTAGCCGCGCGTTTTGCAGCTTTTACTTCCTCCCGGTTGGCAATTTCTTTGTTATTTACGGCCTGCTTAGCCGCATATTCAGGATCAGCCCATTGCGCTTTGGCCTGAGCGCTGGTCTTGGCCTTGGATTCTTCAGTATTGCGGGCTTCCTTAATCCTGCCAGCCATAACGCCACCCTTGGCCTTCCAAAGCTTTTTGCTGTTTACAGACTTTAAAGCCCGAGCCTCCGGAGTTCCTTGCACCTGAGCCTGAGAATCAGACACTTTTTGAGCGTACTCAGGGTTTTCCCACATCTTGCTGGTAGCCGCGCTCATGGTCTGGCGAAACTCTTCGGTATGGATAAAAGCCGCTTTGCCGGCTTCTCGGCGGGCAATTACATCTGGGTCTTGTAGTGCTTTGCGGATGGCTGCGATGGTTTTGGCTTTCCACTCTGGCTGCGACCATAGCATTTCAGCCTGCGCTTTTTGACGGCTAATTTGCTCTGGGGTTATTTTTGCCAGCCGCATGTTTTCTATCCACTCCGGGGTTCGAAGGGCGCCAGAAAAGCCTTCGCCGCCATCAGTTAGGTTAAACAAGGTGCCGGTGTTAAGGTCGCGCCTGCCATATAAAGCAATAAGGTTCATCTCCTCATAGAAAGCCTCCGCCTCTTCTAGGCCGTCCTTCACAATCTCGATGATTGGCTCAAGCTTTTCTCGGCGCAATAAGGCTAAGAAAGCACCAAACCCTTTGTTGTGGCGTACCCGCCTATTCCAGTGATACCACGCACGGTCGCCAAACCCCTTCCCCACATAAACAGCCTGCTGGTTCTTGGTTGGACGCGGATCTTTGTAAACGTAGACATAGAACATAGTTAGCTCCTTTGTTGTGTGGAGTAACTATATCATCATTGACGGAGACTTGCAATAAAAATGTAGGGGTACATAATTCTGCGGTATAAAGCTTGAGAACCGTAAACTACACAAGCGTGTAGAACAACACAAAAGAAAAAGGGGCCGAAGCCCCTTTTCCCTTACAAATCAACAACTTACATCAAGCACCCGGAGAACCATACGCGCCCAGAGGATCCGACACCCCGAACGAATAGCGCTCACGCGCTTTATACCTGACGTTTCCTGTACCAAAGTCACCGTCCATTGACGTAGCCATCGGTGTNCGCACAAAGTGCTTCAGGCCGTTGGGCACATCGGTGGTCAGGAACCAAGCATCGGTATCGGTCAAGAAGTGGTTAACAGTGTAACCCTCAGGGATCGAACCGTTGGTCTTCAGTGCGTTGATGTCGTTATCGGCGGTGCCAACACGCAACTGTGTCTCGAGGAGGCGGGTTGCAACGAACATCAGTGACGGAGGAACCACCAGCTTGCGGGGCTTAGCAGCGATCAACAGACCACGCTCGTCGGTCCAGCCAGCGATCTGAATAACGGCGGCTTCCAGAGAAGTCTCGTTCAGGTCGGCGGGAGTCGTAGGAGTGTTGCTGTTTACGCCACCAGAAACCAGCGGATGTGCAGCCGAGAACAGGGATTGACCATCGCCATAAGCGAAGTTTGAGTCAAAGCCATTGTTCAGGATTGCAGCAGCTTTGGTCTGCTTGGTGTAAGCCATAGCGCGGGCCAGCGCCTTGGTGTAACGGCTGGAAAGAGAATCATAGAGGTTGTCCTCCATTGCCTCTTCCGTCACCGAGAAGCCAAGAGCGATGGTCTCGTGCGTATAGCGGGCAGTCCAAGCTTCCTGAGCATTGTCATACGAAATGGCAGAGCCCTCGTTTTTGACAGGTGCAGCAGAAAAGCCAGACAGCTTTGTTTCTTCCTCGAACGAACGCTCGGAAGTCTCCGTTTCAAAGACCTCTTTGTGCTCTTCGCCGTATTTTGCATACTCCATACCGAACAACGCGTTCAGTCCCGGGAGCAGCTCTTTCAATAGTTGTGCGCGTGAAATAGCCATTTAATTACTCCTTAAACACCGGTTGTACGGTCAAATTGAGTCAGATTGATTTTCACAATCACCTCGGGATACACAGTATTTCCACCAGACACAAATGCTGTCTCGGGCACGACGTCAACGACGCGAACCACGAAAGTAGCAGTCACTGCCTCGGAGCCTGCCTCAACCGACACGCCGGAGTTACCGGTGTTGGTATTGCCAGTGCCCTGAACCAGTTCCATATTGGAGCCGATAGAAGCCAAAGAAGCAGAGCTCATAACGCTCGAGCCATCGGTAACAGCAACCTTGTAGGAAGCTTGGCTGTCAACAACAACTTTAGCGCGTGCATTAGCCATGCTTGTGCCGGCGTAATACTGACCGTTCAAACGTTGACCTTGCGCATTTGTGAACTCAACACCGACAAACACGCCGACTGGGAAGCCAGCGTCTGTGCCAGTGAACTTTTCAATAGTACCGCCCGTTACGATCTGGACCAGATCACCGTTGAAAATGGCAGTGTTGTAATTCGACGCAATCCCATAAGTACGGGTAGCGCCTGCATACGGCATGCCATCAACACGGTTAATCGGCTGCAGACCATAAGGACCACTTACAGTAGGATAAGCCATTTTTTAACCTCGTTAAGAAGAGTTATTTACCTTTGCCAAACGACGTCGTGGACTTTCTCTCCGCAAAGAGAGGCATCCTCGGGTCGTTTTCTCTCATAAAGTTGTTGTCCACGGATTCCACCTGAGCCTGTGTCTGGCGCTGGAAATACTCATTGCGCTGTTCCACAAACTCTGCTGGCATCTTGCAGAGCAACAAACCCGCGACCTCAATGTTGTCACTAAACCGACTATTGGGGTCGACTAGCAGTTTAAATTTCGGTTGCTCCTCGATCCTTACCGGCTCCCATCCCTCCCGTAATTTGGAAGAGATATTGCGAGCATCGGCTTGGTTCATAGTAGAAACCCTAACCCAGCGATACGCATATCCGGGCTGCTTGTCCGGTTGGGGCAGCGTTTCGGGGCGCATCCACTGCTTCGGGCGCTCCTTCGTATCTCTGGACTCTAATTCGCGTGCAAGTCTAGTTTCAGCCATTTTGATTCTCCAGTCTGTGTAATTCCCGGGCATATTGCTCGGGTGTTAATCCAAATTTCTTCGCCAAGCTAACCTGACGAGTCGTAAGCTGAATCCGCTTGGAGGATCGGCTTCTGGATGCCGGAGCAACCACATTGGCGGGTTTGTTCTCTGTGCGCTGCCCGGGCTTGCCGCCCCCGTCAGACGTTTTTACTTCATCCCCGAAATAATCAGGAAACCTGCGGCGCATAGTCGAATCGACTAATTGCCAGTATTCGTCAGTCCCGACAAACTGGAAACCTCGCTCACGCTCAAGCTTTTGGTGAAAGCCCAACGCTAAGGCGGTCATCTCCGGATCGGTTCCCCACCAAGGGTTTTTTGATTGCCATTCGGTGGTTTTTGGGTCGACCCGAATTTCCTGTTGCGGTTCTTGCCGCATATTTACATCATATTGCTCGGTTTGTAAAGGAGTTTGAGCAGGCCGATAGTTAGCTACCTGCTGAAGCTTATAGTTGGCGCTGGATAATTTTTGCTGGGCTTCCAGCACTTTCTCCGAATCGCCAGAGTCATAAGCCTCTTTGTACTCCTGTTTAGCCATAGTCAGCTCTAGTTCAGCAGCCTGTTTGTAGGTGTCAACTAGGCTCTTTTCCCCTTCTGTAAGGGTAGACCGCAGCCGTTTGTTTTCTTCAAGAATCTTATTGGCAAAAGCAACGGCTTCTTGCTGTTCCCGATAAGCAGCCTCTTTGGCTCGGCGCTCATCGTGCCAAACCTTTTTCATCTGCTTGAGGCGAACCTTTACTTTTTCAGAGTATTCCTCAAGCTCGTCGGCTTCGAGTTCCTCGACAATCTCTTGTGGCAAAGGATCGCGCATTTTGCCAGTTCGAGGGTCTTTATCCTCTTCGGGAGTGTCGTCGACAATCTCGATCTCACTATCTTCTTCCTCGGAATTAGAAGCTTGTTGCTTCACTTCCTTTTCGTCTGGAAACTCAAACTCTACTTCGTATGGCTTTTTGTCCATTTNNNNTCNNNGTTAATGTTGCNACNNATNNGCGNNNTGNNACGCCTCTTGNATCCTCGACANCGNNCNCTACAGANTCNTCNTTNANNATNCNGAATTCNCGACCATGAATCTTNAGGCGAGTGCCGGCGTGTGGGCGCACAAGAATAAAGTCCCCTTCTTTACACCACGGNCCNGANGNNAANCGNNNNGGATCTTTGTAGCAGTCCGGGCCCATCTTGACTACAAACAGCACTGTGGTTAAAAGCTCTTCGTGTTGCAACGTAATGTCAGACTTAATGATTCCACTGTCGTATTTGTCGTCGATTTCTGGAATGGCGCACAGAATCCTATATCCCGAGGGATAAGGTAACTGCTTTGCCTTTTTTTCGTCTGTATCCGGCAAAGTGCTAACTTCACCTTCTTCTGTAGCGATGGCGATTTCACTCATCAGCTTTTTCCATCCTTTCTTTGGTTTCAACAATGATGTTTTGAGCAGTGATTAAACCTCTAACCACACCACAGGATTGTTTGTACTCCCCGTGGTCCTTGGCCTTGCCCATAGCCAATTCCTCTTGAATTAACTTAATTTCTTCTTGCAGCTTGTTTGCAAGATAGTCCATTAGGTCAATACTCATTCAGTTTCCTTTTTNCGTTGTGCTCGGTCTTCTTGGGATGTTTCCCGAGCTATGTCCACGCCAATTCGTAGTCCTTCTGCTTGTTGTTTTGCAGACAACTGCGCCTGTGAGGTAGAGACTTTTGCGCCAACTTGTAAGCCAGCGATTCTTTCTTGCGCGGCAATACGCTCGCGTTCAATGTCCATTTGTTCAGATTTGGCAGTTGCGTCAACCAAAAGCTTTTTGGCTTTAAGTTCTGCTTCCTGCTGCTTGATTTGCAACTCTTGTTGCTGCATCTGAACAATCGGGTCTTGTTGGGCCTCTTGTGCCTGCTCTTGAGCTGCCTGAGACTGGCTGCTTTGCAACACTTTTTGAGCCGCTGCTGCTGCCAGTCTGGAAACTTCAAGCTCTGTTGCCTCGTCCATATCAGCATCTGGCCCGGGGTACGGTACGCCTGCAGCTTCTTCGATCTTTTTGCGGTACGCAAACGCCAAGTGTTCGTGTACGTGCGCAGCTAATGCCGCTCCAATTGCTTGGGCATTTGGGCTTTGACCCATAAGCTTTGCCATTTGTGGNTCTTGAGCAGCCGCCAAGTGNACCGCGATGTGGGCTTCGTGGTCTTGATAAATAAACGCCTTGACCGGTCTGCCGTTTAACAGGTTCATATTCTCGGACACTGGATCGCGAGGTTTAAATTCATCTTCCATTGGGACNAGTTTTGCGGCATTCTTGATACCCAATACCTCTAACATCTGGCGGTGAAGATATGGCAAGTCATATAAATCTGGTGCTGTTTGCGCAAGTTGCATTACAGCTTGGTACTGCACAACTTTTTGCGACATGGTGGCGGCATTGGGGTCTGATACTGGAATCACCTCTACCAAGTCGTAGTCTGATCGTTTGGCATGAGGAACCCCATCGTAAGGCTCATAGCTATATTCGTCTGGCGTATAGTCGCGGATAATGTTTTTCAGCAACCTAAACTCTTGACGCATAGCGTAGTGAATACGCGCCTGCACAGCACTCATAACCTTTAGTGTGCGCTCAAGAATTGCCAGCGTAGTTCCAACTGGCGCCTGAGCAGACATGTCACTAACTTTTAAATCTGCCGCAGAAGCAAACCGACGGCCTTCTTCTACAATCGTGCCAAGCAGTTGATACAGAACCTGACTCGGCTCTTTGTATGGCAAAGGCATAATGTTGTCGCGCAACGTACCACTGCCAACATTCCACGTCTTTCCACTCCGCAGGAGCGTTGAGGCGTATCGTCGCCCTTGATTCTTAAACCCTTGGTTTTGAATCCGCCGGGTAAGTTAGACAGGGTTCCAGCATCAACCAACTGTCGAATCAAAGAAGTGCCAGACTTAGCAAATGCGCCAATCAGATGGATCAAGCCAAACGCATAAAAGCCAAAGCCCGGAATGTACGGGTAATGTACAAAATGGTTGCGCTTTTTCTTGCGGTCGTCTTCTGGGTTCCAGTTGCGGCGGATTGCTAAGATTGTTTGCGTGGACTTTTCGATAGTGACAACGTAAGGCAGTGCAATACCCGTCGGCTCACCATCCTCGTCTTTATCCTCATCTTCCGGTAGGACAAGATCAACGTGCATCTCAAGAATCTTGTATCGGTCATCTGATGATGCTCGAAAGCCCATCTTCTCAGCGATTTTTTTCTCAATCTCATCAAATGTGTCCGATGGTTCGCCAAGGTCTGTGTCGCGATAAAAGCCTGCAACCTGAAGTTTGCGCAAGTCGTTTTTGGTCTTACGCATCACATGAGTGACGCGCTCAGCCGTTTCAATGTTAGAAGCCCCATAAGGCACCACAACATCTTCAGCCGGAACATAAATAGCTACTTGACGCCCAAAACTTGGGTCGTAGTAAACCTTTTTAAACGCATTGCCTGATAAGCCCAAGCCCCACAACATACGCTCATGCTCAGGTCGATACTCAACCATGACGTCAGTCATTTGGTAGTTCATGTCATCTTTGACACGAATGCTGGCTTCAACTTTTTCTTGTGTTTCTTGTCCAATGATCTGTGTCTTGACCGGACCTTGCGCCGGAAAAGTTTCCATCATGGTCTCAGCCTGAAACTTCACGAGAGCTTCTGACAGCAGAGGGTGATACACACCACATGCTCCGGGCCAAGGCTCTGTACGGTCTTCAACTTTCATTCCCAGCAACTCAAGGCCGTCAACATAGGTCTGCATCCAGTCGGCGCGAGAATCGATGTCGTCTTCAAAGTCGCCGAGCAAGTCGCCGCACAACTCAACCAATGTTCGCTCTGATAGGGTTTCTGCTAGGTTGGCATTAAATTCATCGTCGCTTTCATCTTCTGGCTCAATGATGATTTCCATTCCACCCATTTCGATAGCGACGCGCTCAGGATCTTCAATCTCGATCTCAAAAGCAGGCTCTTCACCCATTAGATCGTCTGTCATCCCTAATGGGGCCTGTCCTATTGATTTGTCAATTGCCATAATTTGTCCTTAGTAATACCCAGCTACCTTACGTTTGAAATACCGAGGGTCGTCTTCTTCGTCCATACGAGTCTGGATAAAGCCGCCCCGCCTAAATCTCATAAGAGCCAATGACACTGTGTCGGTGTAGTCGTCATGTTCAGAGCTTGGAAACGACGCCACTTCGTCAATTACCTCTTCCGCCCATTGTGTATTAGGCGCCCAAACACGTCCAGAGGCAAATATGTCTGAAACTGCATTAAGTCGAGTCATTTTGGTGTTTGGGTTGTTTGCTGCTCCACGGACAGGAGTGTACTCCTCAACAGCAATTCCCATGCGACGAAGCTCATAAATAAGCGGAGCGCCAGACGCTTTTTT